AACCCAACTAACGCAGCATTAGCTAACGATAACAACTGGGCAATCACATACGATGCTGATTTAATTCCTATAGTTGAGCTTATTGTTAACTCACCACTTGATACAGGAACTAATCCTTAATATCATTAAATTGTGGTCATCAAACCTCACCGAATATTGGTGGGGTTTTTTCTTTACGCTACAATAAAACTAAATTACTTAAAAATCGTGGCAGCTACCATAGATGCAACTGTGAAAGGAGAAAATGCTAATAGCTATGTCACATTAGCTGAAGCCAATACTTACTTTGAAACAGTACCAGACTCTTCAACTTGGACAAATAAAACAGACGACCAAAAGAACAGATCACTAATATCCGCTACCCGTTGGATCGACAGCTTTGTTTACTATGGTGACAGATGCGATGATGGACAGGCACTAAAATTTCCAAGAAATAATTATCAAGTAGATGGAGTGGAACTATCTTGCAGCAAAATTCCACTAAATATAAAGTATGCACAATATGAACTAGCCAGAGCTTTAGCAAACGATACCGATGCTATCACTGGCACTACTGGTAAAGATGGTAACTTTTCCGAAGTAAAGCTAGGAGATATTCAAGTAAAATACAACACAGACAGTCAGGGAACTGGATCAATAAATAATATTTTAGATGTTTACCCTTGGTTACAAAGTTATCTTGGAGCATATATGCTAGGTGGAGCAGGAACTTTTCAACTAAGGGCGGTTAGAGGTTAATGGCAGGACAACTAGATACAGCACTAAAAAATATAGCTAAACAAGTGGTGTCTCAACTAGGAGACTCATTAGACACAACAATTATTTACACTCGAAAAGCATCAGCTTCCTACAACACATCTACTGGTGCAGTAACTACTAGCGATACTTCGTACACAATAAAAGTTCCCGTTGAATTTATACAATCCAGCGAGGAAACAGGATTTCAGGAAAATGTGGCTAGAATTTACATAACCCCTGATCTAATAGGAGACAGCCAACCATTACTATCAGATGAAATAACCCTTACATTTTCTGGATCGACCAGAGTTGCAAAGATTACAGATGTAAGAACTTTGCGTGGCGGTCAGGAATATTTATTCAGAGTTGACGTTATTTTCTAATGACTTTAGTAAACGCACGAGCAGCATTTGAAACCGCAATCAAAAACGCAGTAACAACTGCTGATAACACAGTGACAGTGGTGTTTGATAATATGCCTTTCACAACTCCAGGTATAACTAAAAAGTATGTAATGGTTAATATAAATTTTAATCAGTCAACACTTCAACCTCAAGGTGCAGCAGAAACTTACTATAGCGGTGTAATCAGATGTGGAATTATGACACCTCCTAAGAAAGGAAGTGCCGTAGCTGCTGCAATATCTGAGTCTGTAATAACTGGACTTACTTCAATAAATGCTTCTAACTATACTGATACTTTTTCAGTGTCTCCAAGAGTCAGCGAGATAGAAGGACCTACAGCTATAACTACCGATAGAGACAGTCATTTTTTAAGTGTCATAAACTGCAATTTTTCAGCCAATGGTTAAAGACATAAGACATTTACCAAGAGACTTACGCAAACTTATAACTGAAGCAAGAGCCGAAGCTGCTGCTGAAATACATGAGTCATTACAAAACCGAAGCCCATATTGGACAGGCACTTTTGCTGAATCCTGGGTCGTAAGTCCTACTGAAGTTCAGGCAACAAAACCAAGAATGGGAGAACTAAATGAAGATGGTGCTAGAGACAGTTTAGATAGACCACCTAGTTTTATATTTAGACAAATAAGCCAAGAAAGTAAAAAGGTTTATCAGGCTCTAACAAATCCAGTATTTATAGGAAACGAAACCGATTACGCAGCATTTGTAATAAATAAAAAGAAACACCCTGAAGATGGAACCATGTACAAAGACTTATTTGATAAAGGAGCCAATACAACTCCAAGACCTAATGTTCCTAACTGGTACGATGTTTACACGCAGAGTAAAGAAATATTCAAAGATATGGATAAAGGATTTAAGGTAAAAGGTTTCTTAGGTAAAACAACCAAGCCAGCAGGAAGATACTAAGCTATACTACAAGAATAGATACAATTTTTTATGCCAACAGCAAGAGCAATCGACAAACTAAAGAAAGCCTTTAGTGTCGAAGAACGCAGTAGCTACTCCATTTTTAAAGGAGAAGAACTAATATTAAAGATCTTCTGGTCGCCTCTAACCATAGCTGATAGAGACACCATAAACAGTACACTAATGGCTATGAACAAAGGTCAAGAAGAAGGGAGTTTGGATTTTGCTCTTCAGGTAATTGTTACAAAAGCTGAAGATGAATCAGGTACAAAATTATTTTCTCCAGCAGACTTACCTGTTTTAAGAAGAGAAATACCTCTTGGAGTTCTTCTCGACATTATGAGTAAGATGCAAAGCATGGGCGAGGAGGACAGCCCCGATGCCGTAAAAAGCTAAGTTAAAAGAAGATAATTTTTTATACACACAGTTTTTTATAGCTGAAAAACTAGGTTATACCCATAGAGAACTAAGAGAAAAAATGTCTACACACGAGCTATACGCTTGGAGTGCTTATTTTAGTCTCAAAAGTGATAGAGAAGAAGAAGCATACGAAAAAGCAAAAAGACAAGCTCAGACTCGCAAGGTACGCTAATATAGAATTATTTAGTATAAATAGTCGTGGCTGCTAATTACAAAGTAAATATAGAACTAGATACCAAGAAATTAGATAAGCAGCTAAGAGATTTAGGTGTAAAGGTAGATAAAGTCGGAAAAGTAAAGCAAAGTCAGTCTAAAAAGACAATAGCCGATGGTGATAAAGAGGTAAAACAAGAGCTACAGAAAATAAGATTAAAGAATGAATCTCTTGGTATAGAAACTCAGGTAAAGAAAATAAAATCAAAAATATTAGACATAAATAAGGTAGAAAATAATATAGAAGAAGCCACACTTAGAGCATCTAAAGGAGAATTTGATTTAGCGAAAAAAGGTAATTTACTAGCAAAACAAGCTGTACTTGAAACTAGAAAAGAGTTAGCTGCTGAAAAGAAAGTAACAGCAGAAAAAGTAAAACAGGTAAACCTTCAGTCTGCTGGAATGAACCTTATAAGACTTTCAGGTAGAGCAGGAAAACTAGGAGGAAGAGCAGCAGCAGTTATAGATCAGCAGACAGCACTCAGACAACCCAAAGGATTACCAAGTGCTTCAATGCTTAATGCAGAAGCCAGAGGAATAAAAAGACTTATTCCTGAAAGATTAACTGATGCAGGAAACATAAGAGGAGAGGGTTACATAGCTTCTTCTGCTGAAAAAGCTGCCAGATTTGAAGAAAGAATAAACAAAGCCAGAAAACGGGGTATAGAGAACAATAAAGATCTCGTTGGATCGGAAAGATTACGAAATAGACAGCTATTAAGAAGTATAAAAGCAACTGAACAGGCTGCTAATGCAGAGGCTAGAAGATTAAATCAAGCATTACGCAATCCACTTGGACCTAGTTCTCCTCTTAACTATAGGGGCAACCAGCTACTTCCTGGACCAGCAGGATCGGGTAGAGGTGGTGGACTTACAAGTGCATTAATCAGTGGTGCGTTCCCTCTATTATTTGGTCAAGGTCCATTGGCTGCTGCTGGTGGTTTTACTGGTGGTCTGGTAGGAGATAGATTAGGTGGACAGATGGGAGGCTTCGCAGGAGGTCTAATTGGAACAGCAGTAGTCACAGGTATTCAAAACTTCTCAGTTAGTGTTGGTAAGTTAGGTGCTGCTTTAAGCGATGCTACGAAAGACATAGAAGCAGTAACAGCAGCTTTAGGTGTTACAGGTACAGAGTTTGAAAAGAATCTAAGAACTTTACAAAAACTAGGAGGAGAAGAGGCTGCGTTTGACGCTGCTAGACAAAGAATGATAACCCTAGTAGGACAAGATGGTGTAGACGCTTTGACAAGTTTTGGAGATGGAATGACAAAACTAGGTAATGATTTCCAGATAGTAATGACTCAGATTAGAGCGTCATTTGCTGGATTTTTACAGGGTTCAGGTATAGGAGGTTTCTTAGCAAGAAGAGTTGAAAGAACTGCATTATTAGGACAAGCACAAGTCTCCGATAATAAAAACATACAAAATTTAATAGGTATAAGAGATAGATTAAAAGATTCTTTTGCACTACCTGGACAGAAAGAAAGATTAGCTAAAACTGTATTAGGTTTAGAGCGAAATCCTTTATTTATAACTCAGGTAGACATTGAAAATGCTATAGCTAAAATAAATGATTTAATTGTCAAAAATCAAAAAGGTCTGAATGATGCAGAAAGAAAAGCTGCTTTAGAGAAACTTCAAGCAGATATACAAAAACAAAGAGTAAAAAATATAACAGATGAAATAGCTTTACTGGAAAGAAGTTTTGGAATGACATCAGATGAATTTGAAATAGAAAAACAAATAATGCAAATGAAACAAGATGGCGAAATAAAAGACGAAGCTGAAATCCGCAACAAACTTAAGCACCTACAAAATTTACAAAAAGAAAGACAGTTGGCTGAAGAAACAGCAGCAGCATTTGAAAGAATGTCTCAAACAATAGCAACTGACATATCACAAGGAATACAGGGAATGATTCGTGGAACGTCAACACTCAACGATCTATTAAATAATGTACTGAACAAACTAATAGATGCAGCGTTCAATATGGCATTTTTTGGTAATCCACAGGGAACGCTAGGAGGCGGTGGATTATTCGGTTCAATATTTAGCGGTATTGGTTCAATATTTAGTATGTCTAATCCGTTTAATTCTGTTGGAGATCCAGCTTTAACAGGAGCATTTTCTGGTAGTGGGTCAAGTATTCCCTTTTTTGTACCAGATACACCTCTTGTTCCTCAGTTAGCTAATGGTGGTTCTGCAAAAGGAGGTAAATCATATCTTGTAGGAGAACGTGGTCCAGAACTATTTACACCAGGAGTTTCTGGTATGGTTACACCAAATCATGCTCTTGGTGGTTCAACAAATATCGTAGTAAACGTAGATGCTTCTGGTTCTTCTGTTGAAGGAGATGAAGAACAAGGTAGAGAACTTGGCCGTATGATTTCAGTTGCTATACAATCAGAATTAATTAAACAAAAACGACCAGGAGGTATGCTTGCATAATGGCTACGTTTCCTTCAATAAAACCTACATACGGACAACAGAAAAGATCCGCACCAAATACTAGAACAATTCGTTTTGCTGATGGGTTTGAACATAGAATTTTATTTGGATTAGCAGAACATCAAAATCCAAAACTTTATAATTTTACTTTCAATGTCTCTGAAGTGGAAGCAGATGAAATAGAAACCTTCCTTGATGCCCGTGCAAACGATAGTGATAGCTTTGATTTTACTGCACCTGGAGAAGCTACTGCACAAAAATTTGTTTGCGAAACTTGGTCGAAATCTATACCATATAACAATAGAGCAACGATCCAAACAACATTTAGAGAAGTATTTGAACCATGAGTACTGCTCCAATTATTACTGATCTACAAAAGATCAATCCTTCAGCAATAATTGAATTATTTACATTAACAACCGATGCAACTTTGCATGGTTCTGCTCAGACTTATAGATTTCATAATGGAACGAGTTTAAATGCTAACGGAGATATTATTTGGGCTGGTAATCAATATTTAAAGATGCCAATACAAGCAGAAGGTTTTGCTTTTCAGAAAGGTCAACTTCCCAGACCAACTCTTACTGTTAGTAATGCCCTTGGAACTATCACAGCCATTTTGTTAAATGTAAATGCAGTGATGGCAGGAAACGATCTGACAGGGGCTACTGTAACCAGAATCAGGACATTGGCACGTTATCTTGATGCTGTTAACTTTCCTGCGACTACG